AGAGAGTTATACGGAGAATCCGTCACATCCGTCACTCGCCCCAAAAATTCAGGAGCAATGACGATGAACACGACAACCAACAGCACCATTCTTGCCCTTGATCTGGGCACGCACACCGGCTGGGCACTGCACCAACTGGACAGCACCATCACCAGTGGCACCGAGCATTTCAAGCCGCAGCGATTTGAAGGCGGCGGAATGCGCTTCCTGCGATTCAAGCGCTGGCTGGCCGAACTGCTGACCACCAGTGGCCACATCAACGCGGTGTATTTCGAGGAAGTACGACGCCACGCGGGCGTCGATGCCGCCCACGTCTACGGCGGTTTCATGGGCCATCTGACCGCGTGGTGCGAGCATCACAACATCCCGTACCAGGGAGTTCCGGTCGGCACGATCAAGAAGCACGCGACTGGCAAAGGCAATGCAGGCAAGGACGAGATGATCGCCTCCGTCCAGTTGCGTGGTCACACACCTTGTGACGACAACGAAGCCGATGCCCTGGCACTGCTGCACTGGGCTATCGAGACGCAGGAGGTGTGACATGAAGGTTCCAACACCTCAATACCGCTGCCCCTTGGGTCGGCTGCAATCAGACACCACGGATATGGATGCGATAAAACGCAACGGCTGGCGTGACCAGCACATCCTGGTGGTCAACGAGTCCGACGAGCGACTGGACTTCATCGAGCGCGAGATCGTGCGCCGCATTGGCGAACGCCTGTACGGAGGAGCGCGCCATGACTGAGTGGACGATAGATGACGTGGCAGTACGCTTCGAGGATGCTGCTTTCACTGGCCAACGCCTGCCCCCTGTCCGTGTGCAGGGCTACTTCAACACGTGGCCTGCCTTCGTGCGCACGGAGTGGGAAGCCTTCTCATCCGACGCCCGTGAGTACCGACCGTTCCCACCCAGCCCCGTCGACATCGAACGGATGCTGGAGGCGATGCGCTGGGTGCAATGGCTTGAGGTCGAGCAACGTCACCTCGTGTGGATGCGGGCCAAGCGTTACGGATGGCGTGACATCACGATCCGCTTTGCCTGCGACCGCACCACAGCGTGGCGACGCTGGCAGAAGGCGCTGGAGATCGTGGCGACCAATCTCAACAGTGAAGGTCGTTGCTCGCCTTCCAAAATCGTGAGCAACGTCGGGTAATGCTTGCCGCGTTTGTCCTCGCTTTGCCCCGTTTGTCCCTTTTGACGCTGTTTGGTCGTGCAACAAAACGAGCGGTTTGGGGGTAGTATTTCGGCTATCTTCGGGACAGCGGTGACGATAAAGGAAGTGACCCAAGGCAAAAGGGGTCCTTCCTTTCCAATATCGTATGCGGGGGGCGCGAGCGCGGCATTGCGCTAGCGTCCGACTGCAAACCGAGGTTTGCAGGGTTTGCAGTTTGCACCCCGCCACCATCCAGCATGCATTACGAACCCGCCCACGCTCTGAACGTCGGCCGGTTTTTTCATTTCAACGCAGCAGCGACGCTCGCGGCCCGCGACGGGGTTCCCTCCTTACCCGTCCGGGCCGCTTCTTTTTGAGAGACACGAACGGAATATGCTCAACGTCGAGTACCGCAAGGTCGAGGCGCTGATTCCCTACGCCCGGAATCCTCGTACCCATACCGACGAGCAGGTGGCCAAGATCGCCGCCAGCATCGTCGAGTACGGCTGGACAAATCCGGTGCTGGTGGATGGCGACAACGGCATCATCGCTGGCCACGGTCGGCTCGCTGCCGCGCGCAAGCTGGGCCTGTCCGAGGTGCCGGTGATTGAACTGGCGCATCTGTCGCCGACGCAAAAGCGTGCCTACGTGATCTCCGACAACCGCCTCGCGCTGGATGCCGGATGGGACGACGCGATGCTGGCGCTGGAACTGGCCGAGTTGTCCGAGGCCGGGTACGACCTCGCGCTCACCGGGTTTGAGGATGCCGAAATCGAAGCCTTGCTGGCCGACGACCTCGGTGATGGCGACCAGGAGCAGGACGCCGACGCGCCCGATGCTGCCGACGACGTACCGGACACCCCGGCGATCCCGGTGTCTCGCCCTGGTGATGTCTGGTCATTGGGTCAGCACCGGCTGATCTGCGGCGATGCCGCCGAATCTTCCGTGATCGCCAGTCTGATGCTGGGCGAGCAGGCCAAGCTCTGCTTCACCTCGCCGCCCTACGGCAACCAGCGCGACTACGCCAGTGGTGGCATCACCGATTGGGATGGCCTGATGCGCGGCGTGTTCGCGCGCCTGCCGGTGGCCGACGACGCGCAGGTGCTGATCAACCTCGGGCTGATCCATCACGACAACGAAGTCATCCCGTATTGGGACGGCTGGCTCGGGTGGATGCGCACCCAGGGTTGGCGGCGTTTCGCGTGGTACGTCTGGGATCAGGGGCCGGGGATGCCCGGCGACTGGTCAGGACGGTTGGCCCCGAGCTTCGAATTCGTTTTCCACTTCAACCGGCAGAGCCGCAAGCCCAACAAGATCGTGCCCTGCAAGCACGCGGGACAGGATTCACATCTGCGCGCCGATGGCTCGTCGACAGCGATGCGTGGCAAGGATGGCGAGGTTGGCGGCTGGACACACGCAGGCCAGCCGACGCAGGACAAGCGGATTCCCGACTCGGTGATCCGCGTGATGCGGCACAAGGGCAAGATCGGTCAGGACATCGACCACCCCGCCGTATTCCCGGTGGCGCTGCCGGAGTTCATTCTCGACGCCTACTCGGACAGCGGCGACATTGTGTTCGAGCCGTTCGGCGGTAGTGGTACGACGATGCTGGCTGCCGAGCGCACCAGTCGCCGGTGCCGCGCGGTTGAGATCGCCCCCGAATACGTGGACGTCGCGGTCAAACGCTTCCAGCAGAATTTTCCGGACGTGCCGGTGACGCTGCTGGGCGATGGAGAAAATGTGGGCCAGACCTTTGAGGCCGTGGCCGCCGAACGACTGGCAGGCGCGGCGGTGTCGCCATGAGCGCATCGTGGCTTGCCGACAAAATCGAGCAGTGGCCGACCGCCAAACTGCTGCCCTACGCCCGCAATGCGCGGACGCACTCGGATGAACAGGTCGCGCAGATTGCTGCCTCGATTGCCGAGTTTGGTTTCACCAACCCGATTCTGGCCGGGGCCGATGGCGTGATCGTCGCCGGTCACGGACGGCTGGCCGCCGCCCACAAGCTCGGACTGGCACTGGTGCCGGTCGTGGTGCTGGAGCACCTGAGCCCGACTCAGCGGCGTGCGCTGGTGATTGCTGACAACCGGATCGCCGAGAACGCAGGCTGGGACGAAGCGATGCTGCGCATCGAATTGGTAACGCTGCAGGACGACGACTTCGATGTGTCGCTGACCGGCTTCGACGCGGATGCGCTGGCCGATTTGTTGGCGGATGAGGATGGCAACGGTGACGGTGAGACTGACGACGATGCCGTGCCAGAGATTACCGAGACACCGATTTCCCGTCCGGGCGATGTCTGGTTGCTGGGTGGCCACCGACTGCTGTGTGGCGACTCAACAAAAGCAGAGTGCTTCGAGCCGCTACTCCAGGGCGAGCAGGTGGACATGGTATTCACCGACCCGCCGTACAACGTGAACTACGCCAACACGGCCAAGGACAAGATGCGCGGCACCAATCGCGCGATCCTGAACGACAACCTCGGAGATGGCTTCTACGATTTCCTGCTGGCGGCGTTGACGCCGACCATCGCGAGCTGCCGGGGCGGCATCTACGTGGCGATGTCCTCCAGCGAACTGGATGTACTTCAGTCCGCGTTCCGGGAAGCAGGCGGCAAGTGGTCGACTTTTATCATCTGGGCCAAGAACACCTTCACACTGGGCCGCTCTGACTACCAGCGCCAGTACGAGCCCATCCTCTACGGGTGGCCAGAAGGCGCAACGCGCCATTGGTGCGGGGATCGCGACCAGAGCGACGTCTGGCAAATCAAAAAACCGCACAAGAACGATCTGCACCCGACGATGAAACCGGTGGAACTGGTGGAGCGTGCGATTCGCAATTCGAGTCGCCCGGGCAATGTGGTGCTCGACCCCTTCGGTGGCTCCGGCACGACGCTGATCGCCGCCGAGAAATCAGGACGGCTGGCGCGCTTGATCGAACTCGACCCCAAGTACGTCGATGTGATCGTGCGCCGCTGGCAGGACTGGACGGGCAAGCAGGCCACCCGCCAGTCGGACGGGATGGCCTTCGACGATCTGTCAGGACTCGGGGAAATTCGGGTAGAGGTCGCCACTACTGATGTCGGCGACGTAACTGACATCGTGGAACTCGCTGGCCTGGTCGGCGAGGATGACGCCGCCGACTGACTGAATCGCCACCCCGTACTTGCGGGTGAGCGCGGTCAGTTCGGCGACGAATCGGTCGTAGTCGGCTTCGACGTCACGTGTGGTGGTGATGGCGGCCATGTCTTGCTCCTCAGGCAGCCAGTGCTTCTTCGGCGATCTCGCAGTGGATCACAAAGCCAGTCAGGTAGGGCAGGCCGCGAGGGATGCCGTAGTCGCGGGAGGTCACTCGGCCAATCGTCCAGCCCATCCACCGGGCAACCGCCGCGTGGATCGCTTGCTCGACGTTGTTGCCGACCAGCATCTGGTTGAGGACGCCGTCTGCAAAATGCCGCCCGTGACGACTGTCGAGGAAGACCCTGACCGATTCGAGGGGCTGGTTGGTGGCGTCCGAAATCGCGGTCATCGTGACGGGCCAGGCGGCTTGGGCGTTCTCGTTCATCGTGCCCCAAAAGCCCCAGTCTTTGTTCTGGGTGGCGGGGATTTGGTTGGTGGTGGTCATCGTTGGCTCCTTGGGGTTGATCGTTGCGACACCCGTAGTAACGCGCTGTTCGATTGAGAAGCCAAGCGTTGTTGGCTTCAATTTCAATCTTTCTGGATCACGCGATCCGGTACACGCGCTCGCCGCCGTCGGTCTTGTCCGAGAGGATGGCGAGCCCAAGTTTTTTCTTGAAGGCTCCGGCGAAAGTGCCGCGCACGGTGTGCGCTTGCCAGCCGGTGGTTTCGCAGATCTGACGCACCGTTGCGCCCTCGGGACGCCGCAGCATCTGGATTACGGTGGCTTGCTTGCTGTTTTCGCGGGTGCGGGGTTTGGTGTCGGTGCGCTCTTGCGCCCACGTGGCCTCTGCGGCCGTCACGGCGGCCTCGATCTCGGGGTCTGTGGCCAAGGGCGCTGGCGCTGGACGCGCGCAACCAAGGGCGTCGTAGCCCTCGGCGGCGACGAACCAGTCGCTGCCGTTGGTGGTGATGAGGGCGCGGTTGAACAGTCCGTCGAGGACTTTCTTGCGTGCACCGCCTTTGATGTTGTCCGGGAACCAGTCGAGTTTTCCGTCGCCGTGGTGAATGGCGTGGGCAAGGACTGCGTGCTGGCTGGCGGTGAGTTGGGTGGTGGTCATTTGATGCTCCTTCGAGGTGGTTGATGGTGATGTGATGAACGCGCTGTTCCAGATGGAAGCCAAGCTGAACCCACGAACAAATGATTGAAGAGGCCGATGGGAATTTCGATACGCGCTTACGCCCGTCACCGTGGGGTCACTGACACCGCCGTGCACAAGGCGATTCGTGCCGGTCGGGTAACGCCCGAGGCTGACGGCACCATCGACGTCGACCGTGCCGACCGCGAGTGGGCACGCAACACGGACACCCCAAAAAAGGGAACGCAACAGCGCGCAGAGAGCGTCGCGGTACGGGAGAGCGCCGGGGAGCAGACCGCCGCGCTGCCCTCGGGCGGCACGTCGCTGCTTCAGGCGCGCACCGTCAACGAGGTGGTCAAGGCGCAGACGAACAAGGTGCGTTTGGCCCGCCTCAAGGGCGAACTGGTGGATCGACCGCAGGCTATCGCGCACGTTTTTGCATTGGGGCGGTCGGAACGCGATGCGTGGCTCAATTGGCCCGCGCGCATCTCGGCACAGATGGCATCCAAGCTCGGCATCGATTCACACGCCATGCACGTGGCGCTGGAATCCGCCGTGCGCGATCACTTGCAGGAGTTGGGCGAACTGCGTCCGAGGGTGGATTGATGAGCATGGACTACGAAGGCGCCGCCGAGATCGAGCGTGCGTGGCGCGAGGGTCTGACGCCCGATCCGCTGCTCACCGTGTCCGAATGGTCGGATCGGCATCGGATGCTCTCCAGCAAGGCATCCGCCGAGCCCGGGCGCTGGCGCACCAGCCGCACCCCGTACTTGAAGGACATCATGGACTGTCTGTCACCGACCTCGCCGGTCGAACGCGTGGTGTTCATGAAGGCCGCGCAGCTCGGCGCAACCGAAATGGGCAGCAACTGGATCGGCTACGTCATCCACCACGCACCAGGGCCGATGATGGCCGTGTGGCCGACGGTGGATATGGCCAAGCGCAATTCCAAGCAGCGGATCGATCCGTTGATCGAGGAATCGGGCGTTCTGGTCGAACTGATTGCACCGGCCAGGAGCCGGGACTCGGGCAACACCATTCTGGCCAAGGAGTTTCGGGGTGGCGTGCTGGTGATGACCGGCGCGAACAGCGCGGTGGGCCTGCGCTCGATGCCGGTGCGCTACCTGTTCCTGGATGAGGTCGATGGTTACCCGTCCGACGTTGAAGGTGAGGGTGACGCGATCTCGCTCGCCGAGGCGCGCACGCGCACGTTCGCGCGCCGAAAGATTTTCATTGTTTCGACCCCGACGATCTCAGGGGCGTCGGCGGTTGAGAGGGAATATGAGGCATCCGACCAGCGCCGCTACTTTGTACCGTGCCCGCATTGTGCGCACCGGCAATGGATGCGCTTTGAGCACTTGCGCTGGGAGAAAGGTCAGCCAGAAACGGCGGCCTACGTGTGCGAGTCCTGCGATGAACCGATTGCCGAGCACCACAAGACGTGGATGCTGGAACACGGCGAATGGCGCGCGATGGTTACCGACGGCACTGGCAAAACCGCAGGCTTCCACCTCTCGTCGCTGTACAGCCCGGTGGGCTGGCGCAGTTGGCGCGATATCGCCGCCGCGTGGGAGAGCGCCGTGAGTAAGGAATCTGGATCGGCGGCGGCCATCAAGACCTTCAAAAATACCGAACTGGGCGAGACGTGGGTCGAGGAAGGCGAAGCGCCTGACTGGCAGCGTCTGGTCGAGCGCCGGGAGGATTACCGGATCGGCGCAGTGCCCAACGGTGGGTTGCTACTTGTTGGTGGAGCCGACGTGCAAAAGGATCGCATCGAAGCCTCGATATGGGCCTTCGGGCGCAGCAAGGAATCGTGGCTGGTCGAGCACCGTGTGCTGATGGGCGACACCGCCCGCGACGCAGTGTGGAAACGGCTGGCCGAATTGGTCGCCCAGACGTGGACGCACGAGTCGGGAGCGGCGCTGCCGCTGGCGCGATTCGCACTCGACACCGGCTTTGCCACGCAGGAGGCATACACATTCGTGCGGGCTTGTGGCGACCCACGTGTGATGCCGG